GGGACTCACTCCAGAACTTAAAGAGAAGATCATTAACTTTCTCGATAAGGTGGCTAGTGATAAAATGGAACCAGTTATTGCAACGATCTATCAGGATCTTGCTGACCGCATGTCTGCCTTTCAACAAAAAATGAATATGAAACGCGAAGTCATTGCGGACCGTGGTATCTGGACTGCAAAGAAGCGTTATATTCTAAACGTCCATGATAGTGAAGGTGTGCGCTATGCTAAGCCAAAACTAAAGATCATGGGTATGGAAGCTGTGAAGTCATCAACACCTGCTGCTTGCCGTACAGCCATCAAAGATGCACTCAACATCATTATGACGCAGAGTGAAGATGATCTTCATAAATATATTGAAAAGTTTCGTAAAGAGTTTCGTAAGTTGCCATTTGAAGATGTAGCATTTCCTCGAAGTGTTCAGAACCTTACTAAATATCAACACGAGACGAAGAGTGTTCCAATTCACGTCCGCGGTGCTATCGTATATAATAAGAAGCTACAGCAGATGAAGCTTACGAAAAAATACGAGCAAATCAAAGATGGTGAAAAGATCCGCTTTGCTTATATGAAGATGCCAAATCCTATCCACGAGAATGTGATAGCAGTAATCTCTCAGTTACCATCAGAGTTTGGTTTGGATCAATACATCGACTACGATATGCAGTTCGAAAAAACTTTTCTTGATCCGCTTCGCACAATTCTGAATACGATTAATTGGCATACCGAAAAGCAATCAACACTGGAGGCATTCTTCACATGAAAGATGATGAATACGATTTTGGCTTTACATTTTCTGATTCTAAAGAAATTCAATCACAAGCTGTTGATAAAGCGCAAGGTGTGCGTGATATGATTATGCCATTGCTCAATAATTTGATGAAGAACCCAGAGAAAGATACCATACTTTGGCCTAATCGTGATAAGACAATCAAACAGTTCATCAAGAAGATGGATGATTATATTAAGAATTGACAATCGCGCATACCTGTGATATGATGTTTATATTAATGGAGGTACTATGTCACTAAAAGATAAACTAATCAAAAATTCTACAATCGCTTTCACGTCCACATTGGCTGATAGCAAAATTTTTGCGAAGAAGGATATGATTCCTACTTCCGTTCCCATGATTAACGTAGCACTATCTGGTAGTGTTGATGGTGGTATCGTACCGGGCCTTACCATGCTCGCTGGTCCATCAAAGCATTTCAAGACTGGCTTTGCTTTGCTTATGGCTTCATCTTTTCTAAAGAAGTATCCTGATGGTATCGTATTGTTTTATGATTCTGAGTTTGGTACTCCTCAGTCTTATTTTGAAACATTTGGTATTCCGTTTGATAATGTGGTGCATACACCGATCACGGATATTGAAGAACTGAAGTTCGATATCATGCAACAGATGAAAGAGATTACTCGTGACGAACATGTGATGATTGTTATTGACTCGATTGGTAATCTTGCATCAAAGAAAGAAGTGGACGATGCGCTCGACGGCAAGTCGGTTGCAGATATGTCCAGAGCAAAGCAACTCAAGTCTTTGTTCCGTATGATTACGCCACACCTGACGCTCAAAGATATGCCTATGATCGTCGTCAATCATACATATAAGGAAATTGGTCTGTATCCCAAAGATATTGTTGGTGGTGGTACTGGGTCATACTATTCTTCTGACGCTATCTGGATTCTTGGTCGTCAACAGGACAAAGATGGCACTGAGATCCAAGGCTATCATTTCGTTATCAATGTTGAGAAGTCGCGCTATGTCAAAGAAAAGTCCAAGATTCCAATTACCGTCTCTTTCGAAGGTGGTATTAATCGTTGGTCAGGCCTCCTTGATGTTGCTCTCGACGGCGGTTATATTATTAAGCCTAAGAATGGATGGTATGCAACAGTCGATAAGGAAACTGGAGAAGTCCATACACCAAACTTCCGAGCAGGAGATATCGTCAACAACAAAGACTTCTGGTTGAAGATGTTCAAGGAAACAGACTTCGCTCAGTACATCGAAGGTAAGTACAAGATGGCCATGGGAGCTATCATGGAAGACGGTGAAGATGATGAATAATGTTATTGACAATCCCGTTGCACCACGCTATACTCACATAGATCACCCAAGCGTACAGAATTTCACTTGCATTCATGTGCAAGATGGTGAGTTTGAGGGTTTAGTATACCACTATGAGAATCTAAAGATTGGCACGCCAGATGATGATGGCGCATTGCTTACCTTCAATTACCATATTGTTGAAGGTTTACCGCCAGAAGATCCTGAAGTGAAGAGACGCATGGAAGATGTTATTGCTTCCATCATTTATCATATTCTAGCAGACAGTGTAGGGAAAATTGGATCCGATGAGGATAGAACAGACAATTCTGAAGAACCTGATACACAACGAGGACTTCGCACGGAAGACACTCCCGTTTCTTAAAGACGAATATTTTACCAATGGTAGTGAACGCGCGGTATTCCTGCGCGTTCATGAATTTATGACGAAGTATAATTCACGCCCGACACGCGAGGCTTTGGCAGTTGAGTTGGACAATGCAACCAATATGCCCGAGGAAGAGCATAAGCGAGCAATTGAGGTAGTTGCCAATCTAAGCGAACCAGACCCTACCGATATTCAATGGTTGCTTGATAATACTGAAAAGTTTTGCCAAGAGAAAGCTGTCCATAACGCTATCATGGAAAGCATTACCATTCTTGATGGTAAAGACAAGAACCGCTCGTCTAGTAGCATCCCTGGGATTCTATCAGAGGCCCTCGGTGTGTCTTTTGACTCTCATGTTGGTCACGATTTCATCGAAGACTTTGACCAGCGATACGATTTTTACCATCGTGTAGAAGAGAAGATTCCATTCGACCTTGCTTTGATGAATGATATCACTCGTGGTGGTTTATCTCGTAAGTCTCTCAATATCATCCTTGCTGGCACTGGTGCTGGTAAGACATTGATGATGTGCCACTTCGCAGCAAATAATCTTGCATCTGGTAAGAATGTTCTCTATATCACGATGGAAATGGCAGAAGAAAAGATTGCTGAGCGTATCGACTCTAATCTATTGAATGTGCCACTTGAAGACCTATCACAGTTGCCTCGTGATATGTACGAAAAGAAGATTGCTCGTCTTCGTGCAAAGACAACTGGCAAGCTTATCATCAAGGAATACCCTACTGCGTCCGCACACGCAGGCCATTTTAGGCATCTCCTGAATGAGTTAAATCTAAAGCGGAACTTTGTACCAGATATCATCTACATTGATTACCTGAATATCTGCATGTCCGCACGAATCAAACCTGGTGTAAATGTCAATAGTTATACATATGTTAAGGCAATCGCAGAAGAACTTCGTGGACTTGCGGTAGAGCGAAATGTTCCTATCGTATCAGCCACACAGACGACTCGCTCTGGTTATACATCAAGTGATCCTGGTCTAGAAGATACATCCGAGTCTTTTGGTCTACCAGCCACAGCCGACTTTATGATTGCATTGATCCGTACCGAAGATGCAGACGAGCGTGGTCAGGTATTGATAAAGCAGTTGAAGAACCGCTATGCTGATCCTGCTGTAAATAAGCGATTCATGCTTGGTATTGACAGAACCAAAATGCGTCTTTTTGATGCTGAGGATAGCGCACAAGATGATCTGATCGACGATACCCGTGGTGGTAAAACTAAGCGTTATGACTCCGTAATGGACAATTCGAAATTCGGCATGGAAGACAGAGAGAGAAGCAAGCCTAAATCAAAGTTTGGCAATTTCAAGTTTTAGGAGATAGATAGTGGAAATCAAAATGTTCACGAAGGAAGTATGCAGCTATTGTGCTGCGGCTAAAGACTTCTTCAAAGACCGTCAACTTGAGTTTACAGAATTCAAGATAGGCGAGCATATTACAAGAGAAGAGTTCATCGAGAAATATCCTGATTATCGTACGGTACCACAGATTTTTATTGATGAACAGCATGTTGGTGGCTATGAGGATCTAATCAAGGATCCAAGATTCAAATAATGATAAATATCTTATGTTCACTTTTTTCGTATGTATGCTTTCGTTCGCTACAGCAGGTTGTGACCTGTCTCTGATTGAATTACCTAGACCTATAGTATATGAAATGAGTGCATCTTGGTATGAGAAGGGTCGAAAGACTGCTTCTGGTGAGAAGTTTAACCCAAACGGTATCTCGGTTGCTCACAAGGATTTTCCATTTGGAACTGAATTGAGAGTGACAAACCCTCGCAACGGCAGATCCATAGTCGTGAGGGTAAATGACAGGATACCTAATACGAAAGGCGTGGATCTAGACATTTCAAAAGGAGGTGCCCAACAACTAGGGATAATTAAACAAGGGCGTACAACCGTGCGCGTTGAAGTTTTACCGTCTAGATAAAGTTTGCTATGCTATCTTCCTTTCGTAGCGAAAGCCAAAATAGGAGATAAAATATGAATAAGTTACTATTAGCCTTAATCACGACAATGCTATTCTGCGGAGTCGCACAGGCTGAACCACAAAAGAAAAAGGTATCAGCAAGACAGGCTGAAAGATACTGCAATCTAAGCGCACAGGACAGGTACGCGCATCTTGCAAAATATTGCAAGCAGTTGCAAGCAAAAAAAGTTATCCCGGCCGCGGCAGCAGTTGTTGCGTCTACATATGAAGATGATACGGCAGCGAGTTTCTTTAGACAAGAAAAAGAACGAGCTGACGCATCACAGTTCTTTTCGGGTTGGCAGAAATTAGATTCTCCACAACCCGAAAAGAAAAAAGTAAAAGAACAACCAAAGCCAGTGATGGCTGTTATTGATTTGAATACTGAACTTCCTAAGGGCAGTACAAGGCTTTCTCAACCATATGATCCTGAGAAGCCGATGCGTCGTGAAAATCCACGTCCTATACTTGCACCAGATCCTGTACGGATCGCAAGAGAATGGGAAGGGTTCAACGAGAAAAAGAACAGACAGGATCTCATCAAGCTTCTGTCTGATGGTAATATGAAAGTTGATCCTGCTCGCATTCCTTGGTGTGCTGGATTCGTAAATGCAATTTTGACTAGAGCTGGATATGAAGGTACCGGATCTTTGATGGCACGAAGCTTTTTGGGGTACGGAATTCCTACTACATATCCAAGAGAAGGTGATATTGCGGTGTTCTCACGAGGCAAGAATAGCTCAGCGGGCCATGTTGGATTCTATGTCGGTGAGGAAACTGTTGATGGTGTGAAATACATCAAGGTTCTTGGTGGAAACCAGAACAGAGAAGTTAGCGTAGCTTACTACCCAGCAAATAAGCTGCTGGGCTACCGTAAATTGGGCTGATGACCAAGGAGGTGCTTTTTTTGTCATTAGTCAGGGGGGAGCAATAACGCTTCCCCCTTTTTCGTTTTATTATAAATAGGGTACGATGCTAAAATTCCGCGAGTTCATAGCTGAGGATGTTTCTGGTAGTCTGTCGGTGTTTGACATTGACGACACGCTTTTCAGTACCACGACACAAGTCCTCGTCAAAAAAGATGGCAAGGTCGTCGAGAAATTGACACCAGCCGAGTTTAATGTTTACAAGCTAAAAGATGGTGAGGAATTTGACTTTGCTCAATTCCGTTCGTCACAGGTGTTTGCTGATACTGCAAAGCCAATTGAAACTGTATTCAAGACTGCTAAGAAGATGATTAGCAGATTCCGTGCGCATCCTAACAAGCGCATCATCATCTGTACCGCCCGCGCGGATCTAGACGACAAGAAGCTGTTCCTTGATACCTTCAAAAAGTATGGCTTTGATATCACACAGGTGCATGTGTATCGCGCAGGCAATATCAAAGCACCGGGAGCTGAGGCCAAAAAGCAAATCGTTCGTGACCAACTAAAAGCAGGTAAGTATCAAGTCGCTAGAATGTTCGATGATGCTAAAGCAAATTTAGACAAGTTCATTGAACTACACACAGAGTTTCCAAAGATCAGCTTCGAAGCATTTCTAATCCACGAAGATGGAAGAATCACGAGGTACAACGGATAAAAATGGCAGATCAAACTTCCATACAAGAAGCGGCTCAAGCACTCTTTTGTGCTATGGCGGATTATACCGGCGCCACTGGAGTTGAAAAAGTTTTCGATACCAAAACATATCCAATATACAGTTTATTTAAAAAAGATTGGGATAGCAAAAATAAAACTTCTACAATAAAGAAAATATTTGATGACCACGTTCATGCGCCTGGAGTATCATTAACTGATATTGAAGCTTTATTTCAACAAGACGTTGGATGGTATGGTTCATCTGTATCTATCGCTAAACATCTAGTATTAGATATTCAAAATATTAGCAAAAATTTTAATAAGATCAAGACACCAAAATGGACAGATATTTTCTATGTCCGTGGTGATTCTGACATTATGAAAAATATTGAGAACCTATATAAGATAGCAAACAAGGTTCAAGAGAAAACTGGTGGTATCGTTCTAGGTGATGTTAACAAATGGTCACCAGCAGATATCTATTTTGCATCTGAAGCGGCAAAAACAGATATTAAAAAGCTGCTAACAGAAGCACAAAAAAATCCAATTACATTTACAAAGATGAATAGTTCTCTCAATAAGTTAATTGTTGATGGTCATCTTTTACCGGTGTCGTTGAAAAAACAACCAGGTAAAGTCCATATTGTCAAAGTTAATTTCGATAGAAAGAAAGAACTTGAAGAGATTAAAAAATATGGCTATCATGGTACGAGTGATTGGAAATTATATAAAGAAGACGCGCCCCAAACTAGAGATTTAAAAATTTTCTATGACAAAGCTTCTAAGAAAAATTACATAAAAACACGCCACGACGCATCGAGCAACGTGTTAAAAACTGAAGTGGAAACTGCTGGTGCTTTAGCAAGAGGCGGGTCTATTGGATCTGTACACATACTGACCAGACTTATCGCAACTGTAGATTCCACATTTGCTGCTAAATTTGCAAAAGCATATGCTGATGGACAAGCAGAATTTGCCAAAAGATTAAAAGACAAAGATATGGTTGCCCTCAAAGCAAAAGATAAAAAATTATTTGATACTAAACGAGGTGAGTTGAGTGCTTTGCTGGTAACAAATAAGATATTTCCGATGTACATTAAATGGCTTAATGCTGATAAGAAACAAGCAGACGCATATATTCATATCATATATCAATACATAACATCTCGCACAGAAGTATCTGGTAAATTTGTCATAGCTAAGTAGTATCTGACCGGTTATAACATCCTTATTATACCGCAGAAATAGTCATTTGTCAAGTATTATAAATAACATAGCAGAAAGCTAAGGCAGTCCTGCATGGTCGCGGTTAGGGTACGCCAATCCCGCTAGGAGTATGATGAAAAGTTTTAAAAGCTTCGTGGTAGAAGCTGCGTTTTCTTCCGAAGAAGACAAGTCGCACTATACCCACATTGAAGACGAGATTTACGTTTCTGGAAAGAAGTCCATTGCTAAGATCAGTGGTTACTTCCATGACCTGATAAAGGGCATTCCTGAAACCGTAAATCAAACTAAGATCGACGGTGCTCCTAGCGTATTCTATGGCTATCAGAATGGTAAGTTCTTTGTAGCGACCAAATCTATCTTCAATAAAGATCCTAAGGTCAATTTCACCGTTGACGACATTGAGCGCAATCACGGTCACGCTCCAGGGCTTGTAGCTAAACTAAAGCTTGCCCTCGAATATTTTCCCTACATCACAAATAACAAGAACGAGATCCTTCAAGGCGACATGATGTTCGCTAAGGTTGACCTGAAGAAGGTTGACATCGAAGGTGTTCAGCACTGGTTGTTCAAGCCCAACACAGTTATCAATGCGGTGCCTGTGAACTCGGTGCTTGGTCGCGAGATTGCTAAGTCTGTTGTTGGATTCGCACCACACACCAAGTACAATGCTTCTGGTAGTCGCGTAACCATCCAAGCGCGTGACATTAAGAAAAACTCACATGTGTTCCTGATGCCAATTGATGCTCCATCACTGGATCATGTTGGCCATTTGAAAGAGTATATCACGCAGGTAGACAAGCTCCTTGCATCTATACCGGGAGATGCTTTCACTTACATTTCATCCGAAGAGATGAATCCACACTTTCTTGCATATGCCAACTATGTGATCCGTAATAACACCACACAGTCATATGCTGGTTTTCTTGCGTACATGAAAGAGAAGCTCCAGAAGTTCATCGACAAAGCTGCTAGTGAAAAAGGTAAGGCCAGTAAGCAGCTTGCATACGATACCATCACTGGTCAAATTGAATCCAATAAAGCTCTAATCACAAATGTCCTAGATGTTCACAACAAGCTTGCTGATATCAAGGACAAGATTATTGACGAGCTAGACACATATCAACCTATTCGCAGATATTTTGAGAACGAGTTTGGTGCATTAGTAAAGACTAATCCAGAAGGTTATGTTCTCCTTGGTAAGCACGGTACTGCTAAGTTGGTTAAGCGCCGTGTATTCAGTATGCAGAACTTCGCTCAAGGATCGTTCAGAAAGGCGGCGCCGAAAGATGAGTAAATCTATCGTTATCGTACCGCTTGGTCGTTTCAATCCGCCACACAAAGAACACGCGCACTTGGTTGATGCGGTTATCAAGCTTGCGAAGTCAACGCACAGCGATGCTAAAGTTTATGTGTCACGCACAGTCAATAAGAAGAAAGATCCACTGACACCTCAGGAAAAGATTCGATTCCTGAATAAGATGTTTCCTGGTTATAAGAAACTATTCGATGTGCCACCGATTTCTAATCCAACAATGGTTGGTGTGCTGAAGAGTTTATCTGGTAAATATGACACCGTGCATATCGTATTGGGTGACGATAGAGTACCAGAGGTAAAAGCATTCGCTGATAAGTACAATGGCACTGAATATGATTTTGACAAGATCGAAGTTCATTCTCGCCACTCTATCGTAAACACTCGTGTCGGTGATCTAGATGGTGTTCATGCTTCCGACATTCGCAAGTGGGCCATGGCTGGTGACTTTGCTAAAGTCAGAGATGCTATGTCCGAACATCTTACCGATGCTGATGTCAAACAGATGATTCGTATCATTCAATCGCGTCTGGGAAAAACAATGACCGAATCTGTAATTGCTGAAGAAGAAATTCCATTGCCATCTGATGCTGAGATTGATAGATATCTCGACAAACTAACAGATATGAGCGAACTTGATTTGCGCGATGAAGACGCTATGATGTTGGATATGATCGCAGATGATGAACCACAGAATGTTCATGAAGGTCTGACCTCTCAACAGCGCCAGAAGCGTTCGCAGAAAATGAAGTCTATGAGCAAGCGTTTGGCTCGTTTGCGTAAGATCAAATCAAAGCAAATGCCAGCTGGTCAACGCCTACGTCTTCGTGCGCGTAAGGCTGCTATTATGATTCTTCGCGCTCGCGCAAGCGGCCGTAAGAACCTTGATTATAACGCACTATCACGCTCGCAACGCATTGCGATTGATAATGCACTGACACAGCGTTTTGGTAAATCATTGAAAGGTGCTATTGATAGAATAGCAAAACGCATTCTTCCACGTATCCGTAGCAAAGCGCAAGCATCTGTAGCGCAGGCTCGCTCAACTACAAACGAGGCATTTCACATGTTCTTAGAAGGCAAAGAAGGTTCTGCAAAAGATAGAGCATCAGATATCAAGCAGGCTAAAAAGAAGCACATTTCAGTAAGCGATTGGGAAAAATCAAAAGCTGATGTTGCACACGATAGTCCATTGCATATTGATACAACAAAGATCGACTCAACAAAAGTTGATCCAAGTACAGTTGATCGTGCTGCACCTAATCCAAATCACGCCACATCTGGCGCAAAACGTCTATCGCAGTTTCGTATGCGTACAGAAGCGCGTAGTAGTGCAGCCGATGCTGTAGATGCTGGCGATACCAATATCATTTATCAAATGCGTAAGGTCATCATTGCTCGCGGTGAACACGAAGTGGTATTTGGTGATAAGCACAAAGTAAAGATTTCTGTAGCTGACGCAAGAAAAATGTTGGACTTGTTTCAGCACACACGTTTACCAGCTGATAAGCAGAAGCTAACTGTTGCTGCTGGTAAAAGCTTGCAGGCATTTAAGAACGTATTATCTCATGGTATTCCAAAAGATAAGCCTAAGATTTCTCTTGGCGGTAGAAAGCTTGATGAAGTAACATTCAATGCTCGCAACTGGAATCCAAATGATCCAGATGCACCTCCTGGTATCACACAGGCTAATGAAAAAATGGATTGGACAAAAGATAGCGCGGCTGTAAAAGCATCTAAGGATCCAAAGTTCGTAAATAAGATGATCCATAAGTGGGGCGAGCGTGGTGGTGCGTGGCTCAATCATCCAGCATTGGCGTCTAAGAAAAAAACTACTGTAAAGGAAGATTCGGAAGATCCAAATCAGTCAAAGCGTTTGAACCAAAAAATGGATGTTCTATTGCGCCTTGGTCTTGTTAGCACCGATGAGCTTCAAGGATATCGCAGTGCATTGCGTAGTAGTCAGAAGTATGCACTACAGAGTCCTGCACTCCGTAAGAATCTTGCAGACTTGCTTGATAAGCTTATTGATTTAACAACACAGGATCCTGCTACATATTCTCGCGTTCGCTATAATGTAGTGAACAAAGAACTTGATAGTAAGCCAAATCCAGACCTTCGCAAGAAAGCAAAGAAATCTGGAGTATCTGAAGATGTTCTAAATACTGTATTCGCTCGCGAAATGGCAGAATCAAACAATGTGAATCGTGCATACAATAGAGTTAACTCATTCATCGCAGGTGGTTTTGCTGCTAAGTTGGATGAAGATTTACAAGAACGTGCGGTTGATGCTAAGGGATATAAATCATCTACTGGTGGTTTAACTCAAAAAGGTAGAGATCATTATAACAGCAAAGATGGTGGACATCTAAAAGCACCAGTGACAACACCACCATCTAAGCTAAAAGCTGGATCAAAAGCTGCAGGCCGTCGTAAGTCTTTCTGCGCTCGTATGGGTGGTGTAGAGGGTCCAATGAAGAAGCCAAATGGTGAGCCAACTCGTAAGGCATTAGCGTTGCGTAAGTGGAACTGCCGCAGTGAAGAAACTCAGGTTGAAGATTGCTGGAAAGGGTATAAAGCAATTGGCGTAAAGAAGAAGAATGGCAAGACTGTTCCTAATTGTGTGCCAGAAGATGTTGTTCAGACTCATGCTACACACAAGGTGGTTAGAGTAAAAAGAAAAAATGGCAATTTTATGTATCGTAAGATACCTAAAGTTAAAGTGTAAATAAACATAGGAGAATTGAAAATGGATATGGACTTAATTATTGGTTGCGGTATTTTTCTAGCGATTGTTGGATACTTGGTATACGCAAAGCCATGGAAGAAAGAAGAATTTATTGCTGCTGATGAGCAAGAAGCAAAAGCAGCAGTCGAAGAGGTAAAGGTAGCAGAAACAGTGGCAGTCAATGTTGATCCTGTTGTCGTTGTGCCAGAACCAGTTGTTGTGCCAGAACCCGTCAAAGAAGAAGCACCACTTGTTATCGCAGAATCAGAAGACGCGCCTAAGCCTAAGAGAGGCAGAAAAGGAAAGAAGTAAATGGATGAGCTTTCAGAATTACTGAAAAAGTCACTTGCTACGACATTCGCGTTTTATCTGAAGGCTCATAACTTTCACTGGAATGTGGAAGGTCCGTTCTTCTCACAGTATCACAGTTTCTTTGAAACATTATACACAGATGCGTGGGAAGCTACCGATGGTCTCGCAGAACACATTCGCACATTGAATGTTTATGCGCCTGGTTCGTTTAAGCGTTTCAGTGAACTGTCTGCGATTCAAGATGAACTAACAGTTCCTAATGCTGCTGGTATGTTAAACCGTTTGTATGATGATAACAATGCAGTTATTGCCACGCTTATTCCTGCACAGAAAGCTGCGGAATCTGCTGGTGCTGTAGGTATTGCAAATTATCTGCAAGACCGTATTGATATTCACAACAAACATGCTTGGATGTTAAGGGCATCAAAGAAAAATGGTTAGTATTTACAAATTTTTAAATACGCAGATTACTCTTAATGGTACAGGATCAACTGTAAATTCTGCCAATTTGGTTAGAATATGCCATGAAGGAACAGGATCTACATCTCATATCATTACGCAGAAATATGCTAATGGTGAAATTCGTTCAACATTTACCATAATGGCACAGACAGAAATTATAGTTGAAAAAGATACAACTGACACATTAACAGTAGATGGTGGCACCGATGTTACCGCAAACCGAATAGCTTATAAAAATTAAGGAGAATAAGAAAATGTCTATTGATAAGAAAGCATTTGGTATTAGCGACTCGCTAGTAAATGCGGTAAGTGAAGCACTAAAGGGCAATCAAGCAAAACTTGATAAGAATCATAACGGTAAGCTTGATGGTCAAGACTTCAAGATTCTTCGTAAGGAAGAAGTTGTTGATGAAGGCAATCCTGCTAATAAAGAAAAAAAGAACGCAGCGGCTGCGGCTGTTGGTGCCAAAAATAGAGATAGCCATTATCTTGACAGAATGAATCCAGCTGTGGCTGATAAGATTCGCGGCCGCGAAAAGATGTCAGGTAAGGATCGTCAGCAGCACGAAGAAGTTGAGCAGGTTGACGAGAAGGCTGTATCAAAGGCTCAGCAACATGCAGCCGGTGCAGCACTTGCTACACAGCGTGGCGAGTATGCTGGCGGTAAGAAGGGCGGCGCAATTAATCGCATGGCTTCTATGAAGACTTCCGAGCTTCGTAAGTTTGCTGGCACAAAGACAAAGGGTCTTCCTACGCATAAGGAAGAAGTTGAGCAGGTAGATGAACTATCAAAGAAAACATTGGGTTCATATATCAAGAAGGCTGCAACCGATGTAGCAACTAACTCCGCTGCAACTGGTCGTCATGCTGAGCGTTCAAATAAGATTGCTGCTCATCAAAAAAAGACTGGCGACTATTCTCAAGAAACTCAGCGTCGTAAGGACAGTCAGACCGCAGACAAGGCTTTTGATAAGTCATGGAAGCGTCGTCAGGGAATCAACAAGGCTACTGACAAGCTAACTAAAGAAGATGTTCAGGTAGACGAGGTTCTCGATACAAACATCAAGAAGTTTGCGTATCTTATGAAGGCTAAGAAGTCAATCAAGAAGTCTGATCCTAATGATATCAAGCAGGCTAATGATATTGCCAACAGAACTATTGGCCTAAAGCGTCTTATGAATAAGGTAACTAAAAAAAAAGTGAATGAAGGTGTTGAGCAGGTAGATGAGCTATCAAGAAAAACATTGATATCATACGGCGTAAAAGCTGACTCTCAACTTCATAAAGTTAATGCTCTTGGAATGGGAACAAAGGTTTCTGGT